GACGAACGTTTCCGTCGTGAAATGGATTGTGAATTTATTATCTGGGACGAAACATTGATCAATCCTGGACACTTAATTGAGATGTCAGGACTAGATCCCATCGAACGCCAAGGACAGGTACGTTGGTATAAGAAACCAGAACTACAGTATACTTATGTAGTAGCCTTAGATCCTAGCCTAGGTACGGGAGGCGATCCCGCAGGCATCCAGATATTTGAGTTGCCTACTTTTAAACAAGTAGCAGAATGGCAACATAATCGCACACCTATACAACAACAGGTAGGCATACTAACAGAAATTACCAAATATCTAGCTGAAAATGCCAATCCCAATAATGTTTATTACAGTGTAGAAAATAATACCGTGGGCGAAGCAGCACTGGTCTGTATCAGTGAAATCGGTGAAGAAAATATCAAAGGTATATTTTTAAGTGAGCCTAGAAAAATAGGTGGTGGTAGACGATATCGTAAGGGCTTTAATACTACAAACAGCAGTAAAATATCTGCCTGTGCTAAACTTAAAAATCTAATAGAAAGCAAGCGTATGATGATTGTTAGCCGTCCACTAATATCAGAACTTAAAACATTTGTAGCCCACGGTGCTAGCTATGCGGCTAAACCAGGCGAAACAGATGATCTGGTAATGAGTCTTATCCTTATCGTCCGCATGGCACAGATGCTACAGAGCTTTGATAGCCAGCTTGACTACTCAATGAAAGACAGTTTAGAAGATATAGTTGAGCCCATGCCGTTCTTCATCAGTTAGATAAATACTTACATGAGAGAAATTAACAAAATCGCAGAAGGTCTATTTGAGAAAATCCGTGATAGATTTGAGGATGTCAGCTTAGGTGATGACAAAGCCAAAGCCACACAGGTCCCAGAAAAGGCACGTTTTTTCAACTTTGACTACACGGTAGATGATGTAAATCTAGGTAATGTTACCTTAAGTATCATCGATGAAACCAGCTTAAAAGTCTATTTTAGCAAGAATATCAGCGATGATCTAGATGATGAACAGCGCCATGATTGGTATGATTTTCTCCGAGAACTGCGCAGATTCGCTAAATCAAACTTACTTAGTTTTGAACCTAGAGATATCACACGTTCAACACTGAAACATCGAGATTTACAACAGATCAGCAAAGCAGACAGCACATATTCTAAAGATGAAGTAGTAGCAGAAAGTCTTTACGGTACACGTAAAAGCAGTTACGAACGTAAAGGTCCTGTGCGTATTATAGTCCGACACAGTAAACCACTTGATGAAATAGAAAACCGCCGTGCTCGCACACACAATATCAGCAACATCTATCTAGAAACACAAGAAGGTGAACGTTTTAAACTGCCTGTAAAGAGTTTGAGATTAGGTCGTGCTCTGGCACAACATCTTAAACAAGGCGGTAGTATGCAGGATGACCTAGGTCGACATATCTGTGAAATTGCAGAAGAATGTGCAAAATTAAAACCTTTCTTAAACAACACTAGACATCGCACATTTGAAGATACAGAAACACACGCAATGGTCGAAGCGGCATTTGAATATCATGGCTTATTAAATAACACACTAAAACGCATGACTGGTAAAAAAGGCTATCAAAAATGCAAAGAACAATTTGTAGCAACGTCGACTTCATACATTCCAGAAGTTGATACAGATGAAATGAAACAGCGTTTTGAGAAACGCACATTTGATGATCGTTTAGAAGAAGCACTACCGTTAGTGCATAAGGCATATAACATGAAAAAAGAAAATAAATTCGCAGAACAATTTGAGAACTGGGCAGATACTATCGCCGAAGGTACTTGGGCAGTTCCTAATACCGATGAAGACGTTGATAAATTGATCGACATCCTGAGCAATCCTTTACCAGTTGGTGTTGATGGCCAGAATGCTACTAATGCACTGTATAATCTCATTGGTGATGATCGATTATTTGATAAATTTCAAGAAATAGCTAACATAGATCCCGAACAAGATGTTAGTAATTTAGTCGCTGATTGGTTGCAGGATCATTTACCAAATATCTATCAACAGATCGAAAATGAAATCGGTGATCCAGACTATCCAGCAGAACCAACAGAATATGATGTAGATGAAGGTAATACTTATGGTTCGGGCGATGGTGGTATGGATGGTGTAGTATATGAAGAAGATGAACAAGATGATGACAGTGGTTTTGAAGCTATCCAATCTGCTATTATCCGCAGAATCGCACACAATCATCACGAACTATTAATGAAACTAGGTCCAGATGGGGTATTAGAAGCCGCACGCGATATCGCTGAATTCGCCTCTCCAGTAGAAGAAATTGGCACTAGTGATGTCAGCGCATGGGTAGCACAAATTGAACGTGATGCTGGTATTGAAAAAGAAGAAGTAACAGAAGAACGCGATATCGAAGACGATGAACAAGTATGTGTCTATTGTGGTGACCCACGTGATGATAAACTTGGATGCTGCGAAGAAAATCATTTTATCTCAAAGAAAGAATTTGACCAGGACAATGAAGTCAATGAAGCCAAAGACAAAGTAACATATGATCCAAAAACAGGCAAGTTAACAGGCTGGGAACACGAAGATGATTGGAAAAAACAAACTAAAAAGAAAGATCCTGTAGGCAAAATCCATCATATGAGTGATGTTGCCCGCAGACGAACAGAAAAGATGGCTAAAGATGAGACACTAGAAGAAGCATTTGAAAGACTAGTAAATGAAGATACGATAAACGTAGGCGATATTATTCGAAAGAAAGATGAACCAGAAATTCAAGGCAAAGTAAAACGTATTGACCCAGACAAATATATAATCGATGTAGATGGCGACGAATATCATATCGCGCAAGCAAATGCAGAAAAAATTCCAAAATCACTACACGAAGCAGTTGATTTGAAACAATTAATAGGTCAAGAAGTTTATGTCCCGAGTGAAGGTACTACAGGCAAAATATTAAAACTAGCACCAGGAACAGGTGACGAACCTGCAGCCCCAGGTGGTCCAAAATTCTCAAACAGTATCGTGATCCAACTTAAAAATGGTAGACAGACAGTAGCACATTTTAAAGACGTAACAGCAACAAAACCAGGTGCATTACAACAATTTTTAGATAAAGTTAAATCAGTTGTGGGGGTAGGTACACAACCTAAATACCAACCAAAACCAATTGGGCAGGTCAGTGATTTAAACACTCCAAAACAATTCCAAAAACTAGCAGGCTTAAAATAAGACACAAAATCACCAAAAGGGCTTAACGGCCCTTTTGTTTTGGCTAAAATATCTGAAAATAACCGTTGCGGAATAAATAATAGTAGCGTATTATGTATAGATGCATAACACGTTTAGGCATATTAAAGACCAACTTAAAACACAAGGAGTAATAACATGGCAACATCATTAGCAGAAATCCGTGCAAAGTTACAAGCATCAGAAAACCGTGGCACAGGCGGTAATTCACAAGGTGGTGGCGACAACGCTATCTACGCACACTGGAACATCCAAGAAGGCACAAACGCTCGCATTAGATTCCTTCCAGACGCAGACACAAAAAACACATTCTTTTGGGCAGAACGAGCAATGATCAACTTACCGTTTGCTGGCGTTAAAGGCCAAGCAGATAGTAAACCAGTCACTGTACAAGTACCATGCGTTGAGATGTGGGGCGAAGCATGTCCAATCTTAGCAGAAGTACGTACTTGGTTTAAAGACACTAGTCTAGAAGAAATGGGTCGTAAGTATTGGAAGAAAAGATCATACTTGTTCCAAGGTTTTGTGCGTGAGAATCCTATCACAGACGATAAGACACCAGAAAATCCAATCCGCAGATTTATCATTAGTCCACAGATTTTTAACTTGATCAAATCAGCATTACTTGATCCAGAGTTAGAAAACTTACCAACAGACTACCAAGGTGGTTTAGACTTTACTGTTACTAAAACATCAAAAGGTGGTTATGCTGACTACTCAACTTCAAAATGGTCACGCAAAGAATCTGCACTTACAGCAGAAGAAGCTGCGGCTATTGAAACTCATGGCTTATACAACTTGAAAGATTTCTTACCTAAGAAGCCTAGCGAAGTTGAACTTAAAGTCATGAAAGAAATGTTTGAAGCAAGTGTAGATGGTCAAGCA